TAGCCTTACATAATTGTAGGTTTACCATTAAGTCAGTAACCGATAAAGTCGATTCAGCTAGTGAAGTTTCAGCCGTTGTAGTAAAGTTACAACCACCAGTTGTTACTAGACCAGTATTAGCCATAACTGGTATTTGTGCTTTAAACCTTACATTCTGTAATACTGTAACCGTTTGGTTAGCAATAGTTGGAGCAGACAAGGTCGCCGCGTGAACATAAGGTAATGCTAATTCTCCAGCATATGTTGATGCTCCAACAGCAATAGTTGGGTTTGATAAATTGTGTTGTTTATTTTTTGACATCTTAATTGTGTTTTTTAGCGTTGAAAATTTGGTAAACTCTTTCTTTAGAAGTTAATTGAGCCGTTGCCATTTTATTATCTACAATATTTCTTGCAGACATATTATGTTTAAATGGTTTTTCAGCACTCAATTTTTTAATATCAGATAACTCTTCTTTTACAGAATTAAATTCTGATAGCTTAGCTTCAATTTCTTCAATCTTACTCATCATTAATTCAAATGATTCAGTAATCTCAGTTCTAAGAGCATAAGCAGATAAGTCGATTTCAGAAGACATTTTTTTGTCGTCTTTATCTTTGTGTTTGCCTTCTCCAGCTTTCACAACCTTATCCTCTGTATCTTCCGTTTCCATTGTTTCATCGGCACCTTTTGGTTCTTTACGAGAACGCATTTCGCCATCTACAACATTAATCATTGAGCCATCTTGTAGCTCATAATCTCCAGATGGTAACGGCATTTTTTCGCCATCTTCTCCAGTAATAAAAACAAGAACACCATCTTCGAATTTTTCGGCATCTGTTCCTATAACTGTCCCATCGACTAATTTAGTTTCAGCGAAAGTTGTTGGCTTCTTAGCGACACCTAACAAAGTTCTGATTTGGTCAAGTTTTGACATAGTTTTAGATTTAGTTTTCATAAGTTAAAAGATTAAAATTCAGTAATTAGCTTTCGCTGGTTAAAATTTGTTTTATTTTATTTATTAATTCTGTTTCTAAGATTGTTTCTTCTTCTGTATAATTCATAGTTTTACCACACATATAAGAACCATCTGGCATCTTATGTTCAAATCCATCTGGACACTCAGAATTTTCTCTTACCTCAAATTCGTAATCGTCTTTTTTGTTAAATTTATTAATCTTATCCGTGAAATAACCCTCTATGCTAAAGCCTTTTATTTCTCCCTCTTTTACTTTAGACCAAACTGCATCATTTTCTACTTTCATAGTTACAAACCAAGTACCATTTGGCAAATCTGAAAATCCATACTTAGCTGACTTATCAACGGCACTTTCTTTTATCCAAGACTCTACAACAAATATATCGTCTAATTCTAATTTATGCTCTAAGGTTGCATTAGATTGATTGCTTCTTTTTAGGAACAATTCTGATGCTTGTTTTATAGTATCTTTAGAGAAATAAACATAATAATCTTGCCCTCTTTCATCTAACCTAAATATCTGTTTGTTAGGTATTAAGGCTGGTGCAATTAATAAGCGTTTATCTTCATCTACTTTAGCACATTGTAAGGCTTCTTTATGTTCCTTTTTAAGAGCCACCCAATTTTCTTCTATTGCTGGTTGTTCTACTAATGAGATAGCAAATACACCATCCTCATTCTCTTGTGTTTCTTCTGAAATAATTAATTCTACTATTTTAGTCATAATTTAGGTTTTTAAAGTGTAGCTTTTTGTTGAATCATCGAATTGATTTGTTGTGAATCTGTTACTTGTTGCTCTACAACAAATGCTTGTATTGGTGTATTTTCAGCTTGTTGAAAGTCTTGGTTAAATTGCTCTTCCACCGATGGTAAATTTCCTAAAGCACTAACAGAATCATCTCTTCCACCACCACCAGCATCTCCAGATGTACTTATTTGTTGTGGGCTTGTACCACTAACTGCTTTTTTAGTCTTAACTGACATTATAGCTTTAACTGATTTTAAACCAGTTGCCAAAGCTATCCCAGCCGTTACAAAGTTTTTCATTGTAAAAGGTGGCTCTGCTAACGCACCAGCCATTGCTTGATATGTTGATATTGTAGCTTGTGCTATCCCAGCAACTTTTGAAGCTGAAGTTCCCTCATCAAATAAAGCACCAGCTTGACCTATGGTTTCAGACATTTCAGCTAATTTAATGTCAGCATATTTCTTATTTATAGCACCTATTTGTGATTCGTATTCTTCAGTTATTGCAACCGTATCTTGCCCAGCTTTAATAGCTAATACCTTTTGTGCTTCAAAGTTTTGTTCTGCTTGTTCTAATTCTAACTCTCTCTCTGTTTTGCCTATTAAAGCAAGTTGATTTACTGCATCTTTTTGCTCATTAATTAATGCAGTTTGATTAGTTAATTGCTCTGACCTTTGCCCAGCTATTCTTTCGTCTATATCTATTTGCTCTAATAATGCTTGTTGATATGCTACTTGAAATTCTACACTATCTTTATTTGTATCAGCTACAAGTTTAGCAATCCTTACTTTTTCATCAGCACCAGCTTTTTCCTTTTCTAGTTGTTTATCTAAAATAGCACCTAATTCCTCATTAGCTTTTATTCTGTCTGCAAAAGACTTATCTACATCATCTCTAATTTGTCTTTGTATCTCAGCATTTAATTGACTTTGTAATTGCTCTTTGGCTCTAAGTACTTCTAAGAGTTCTGCATTCTTTTTAGCAAGTGCTACTGCCTTACCAGTTTCTAGTGCTTGTGTAACAGATATTTTTTTAATGCCCTCTGTGGCTACCTCAGTTGCTATTGTAACTACATTGCCTATCTCTGTAACTGCTTCGCCTATATTTTCTGCAATCTGTTCTCCAGCTACAACAACATCATCAATAACCTCTGTTAAGTTTTCTTTTGTTTCGCCTATCTTTTTATTTAATTGAGCAATCGTTTCTGGGTCTCCATCACCAAAGAATGAATTTTCCCAAGCTAATTGCCCTTCTTGTACTGCTAGTGTAATTCCAAAAAAAGCAAGTTTTAGAGGTGTAATAGCAATAGTCATTAACCCACCTATTACTTTTTGTAAGCCCTCAAATCCCTCTGATGATTTACTTACTGCTTCAAACACATCTGTAACAACTGAGGTAACTTGATTAAACACTACACTAAGAGTTTCTGTTGCAATAGAGATACCATCCATAACAGTTTGATTCTGCATTAAAATCTCTTTAAGGAAATTAAATGCTTCTATTATAAGACCAACACCTAATGCTTTCATTCCTAAACCAAGACCTTTAAAGCCTTTAGAAAGTTTGCCTAATGCACTTGTAGTCGCTTTCTCTTGTTCTTTTACTCCAGCAAGTTCTTCTTTGATTCCCTCTAACTCTGCTTTTAAATCATCTAACTCAGTAGTTGTTTCTTTAGCATTTGTTTTGAAATCTACATCTATAACTACTTTTTCTGCCATTTGAATAGTCTATTAAATTCCTTCATTTTATTGTCGTGATATAGTTTTATCTTGTCAAACCAATCTAAACATTTATTTCCTAAATATAATTTATTAGGTAAAAGCTCTATTGATTGTGGTGTTATTTGCATAGAACCTAGCCAATAGTCATTTATAACTTTAAGGTCTATTTTACCTATATTAGCTATCCGTTTTCTTTTTTGCTTTCTTAATGTAATATTTATGTTGTCCATTTTGTAGTTAAATAATTCATAACTTGGCTTACCTCAGAGTCGTCTAACCAGCTATCATATTGTATAACCTCATACACCTTACCATTTAAAAAGCCTTTTAGGTTACCTCTATATGTTGCACCACCTATATTGTAATGGTCTACTGTTTGATTTTGTGCTGATGTATTACTATTAGTATTTCCGTTTTGGTCTGTTACTTGTTGTATAGTAACCTTTCTTGTTCCGTGAACAACTTGTCTTTGTGTTACTGGGATAGTGTTCAGAAAAGCTGATAGGTTAGCATTATCGTTTGTATAAGCAGTTGCATTTGTACCACCACCAGATGTGCCAGTTGCACTAATATTAATACCTTGTTTCTGTCTATCAAATCTACAAGAACCAGCTATAAATTTACCCTCAAGTGTAGTTGCAGTATCGTCTGCTTCAAACACCACAAAAATAGTGTTGTCAGATTGATTACAATTATATAGTGAAGAGTCATTATTTGTAAATGCTTTATTGCTTCCATTAAAGGACATATAAGGCATAAGAGTAGAACTATCTTCTTGGTATAAAGGATAATTATTTGAAACCATATTTACCATATGATGGTTATTACCAGATAAATCATTCCATACTTGTACATCAGTTGTGCTTGAACCAGCAAATGTAATAGAAGAATAGTTTGATGCATCACACCACAATAGACAACCATTAATTGATGTTGGGCTAAATATAGGAACACCAGAA